GTATACAAGCCACAGTTAGAGATGCAGGTCTACAAATTGCAAGAGAAAGGGGTATAGATAAAAAGATTTATATGATGAAAGTTCCCTTTATAAATAACGAACATCTACTAGATAGATTTGAATTAAAAAGAGACGCTCTTATCTGGTCTTTAGAACATAACGAGTTACCAGATAAGTGTACTGATGAAGAAACTTGGTCAGGTGTTAAGTGTAAGTCTTATTGTGCAGTTCGAGACATCTGTCCATATAACAAAGGAGAAGGTAATGAGTAGATGGACAATAAAAGAGAAGAGAGATGATACTACTTGGTGGATGATAAGAGGTGGTGCATTTTCTAATGTGATAAACAAAGACTATCCTAATAGACTATTCGAAGAGAAAGAGGATGCTGAGATGTATTCTAATAATCTTAATAGACGTTCAGGTAGGAACACAAAAGTAGTTAAAGTAGAATACAAAGATGCCAAAGAATATTAAGAGACCTACACGAAGAATAGATAATATTGAGTTTAGATTAGAGCAGTTAGAAATTGCCTTGATGAACTTAATGTTTGTAGTGGCTAACCAAGAAAAGGAGTTACCAGACTTTAAGAAGAGTATAGCTAGAGCAGAAAGACTAGCTAATGAATCTAATGATATACTATCTCTTATAACTGGTGAGTCAAAGGCAGAAGCTTGATATGAAAGGGTATAATAAAGAGATAATATCTCTAATAGAAGATAGGTTGGAGAAAGGTAAACGAGAGTATAACCAAGAGGTTGATATATTAGATGGTAGAGAATGGTTAACAGAAGCACTTGAAGAGGTGTTAGATGCTTGTGTCTACCTATCAGCAGAGATATTAAAAATGAGAGAACAAGGAGGTATGAATGAGTGATGAGGTATCACTATTAGAAAATACTCAACCTAATGGGGTTATGATAGCAGAAGATACATTCGATATCATAAGAGACCTACACGATAAAGTATCTATGGAAGATACTCCTAGGTCTTTTATAAAGAAGAAGATGGGTATAGATTACGTAGAGTATTCCTATATGAGAAGTGTAGCAGATAAACATTATCCGGGATGGTCTTGGACTATAATAAAAGCTGAGGCTATGGGTAGTGAAGCGTTTATGGTTCATGGTAGATTGCGATGGTTCGAAGGTGGTATATGGAGACAAGGAGATTGTACTGCGGCACATAGGATTCAGCAAAAAAGAGATGGTGGTGGTTTTGTAGATGTTGGTAATGATATTAAGTCTGCTAATACAGATTGTATCAAGAAAGCATTTAATATGTATCTCAATATTGCTGATGATGTGTATAGGAATAGAGTAGAAGATACATCTCTAAGTCAGGAAGATATAGACTATCTTTACGAACAGATGGAAGGCTTAGATGATGAATGGAAAGAAAAGATATCGCTGTCTGTAGAAAGTGGAGACATTGAAAAGGGCGATATAGACAAAGTAGTAAGTAGAATAAATCAAATAAAGGAAAGCGAATGAGTATATTCAATGATGGCAAGGGCTCTGTAAGCAATGTTCTAGATGAGGTAATGGGAGGAGAATCCTATTACGACCCATCAGAGGACAAGCCTAGTGTTATAGTTCCAGAAGGAGACTATTACGCTCACGTAAAAGAGTTCACCATGAAAGAAGATGTTGTTATAAGAGGTAGACACTTAGCTGATATATACAATCTAGTATTTAAGTTAGCTAGTGAAAACTCTGATAAGACATTCGGAGAGCATAGTGGTAATCTATTTGTAGATAAAACTATACGTTCAAAGGGTTTCTTCAGGTTTAAGAATCCTAGTGATAATAAACTACAGCCTAACTCTGGTGGTAATAGAGAGTTTAAGGACTTGTGTGAAGTACTAGGTATAAAACCAGAAGAGAAAGAGATAGATGGGAAGGTTATGTATGCCTTACCTACATTAACTCCATCCAACTGTGAAGGTATGCCCGCAATAGTTAAGATAAAACATGATACATGGACTAATAGAGACGGAGAGGAGGTTACTTCTCCAAAGGCTGTAGCAGTCTATTCATGGAGCAATGGAAAGAAGGACTTGTCTGACGTACCATTCTAGATGAAGATAACTAACAGCGAATACAATACAATCATTAGGGCTCTAGGTGCTTATTCTGACATTATGAAATATGGTGCTAGTAACGAAGACCATTGGAGTAAGAAAGATGAAGCTGATACACTTAAGGTAAAGCTGAAGAAGGAATACGACGAGATAGCAGAGCGTAACATATCTGAAGGAATGACAGCAGACGAAGAAGAGATATACCCTAGTAGATTACACACAGAGTACGGAGGTAGTCCAGATGGAGGTAAAAAAGTGGAATGAGATAGAACATTCTTTTACTTCTAAGTTCGGATGGTATGAAGGACTTAGGCATATGTCTGATACTATTAAAGACATAACAAAAGGTAAGAGACACGTCTATGAGTTAACTGTTCAAGAGGATTACCTCTTAATTAAGAAACTAAGAGCAATATACAAAAAGGAGCCAACATGGCACGAAAAAGAAAAACACAAGTAGAGAAAGTAAGAGACTTCCTGTTTACAGGTAAAAAACTTACATCTAGAACAGCGGTTAGTAGATTTGGAATCTACAGACTAGCATCTGTTATCTGGACACTTAGGCATACATTTAATATGCATATAGATACAGACAACAGTAAAGGATATGCTACTTACTATTTAACTAGTAGCTAATATGGCTAGGGGCGTGCCTAAAACGCCCCAAAAATTTAATGATTCTCCTATTGGTTAAAAGGTTAGGGCGTACCTATGGTTTGGTTTGTTTCCCATAAAACGCTCGGAGGAATATATGCCTACACCATTTATGTGTCACGGTTGTGATAAACCTACAATGAATAAAAACGGAGTCTGTGATGATTGCGTTAAAAAAGAAAATGAAAAGAAGAGGAGTAGAAGATGAGACAAGTAATACTTGAAGTCCACGAACATATAGTTAAAGATGACTATGCTGAATCTAAAATAAATAAGATTTTAGAATGGCTTAGGCGAGGAGAAGAGGAAGGTTTCTTAGACTTTGAATTTAATACATATAGAAAATAATAGGAGTGATATATGAGATACTATTGGGAAGTTTTATTTAGCACAGAGTATTTTCCCTATTGGGAATTTACTATGCTGATGATGCTGTGTCTACAGTTAAGTCAGCTATGGAGACTTCATAGAATAGAAAGAAAACTAGATAAGTGATTAGGTATAGTGGGAAGATATAAAACTTACTCATAACGAAACCTACTTAGCAGAAAAAATAAGCGGTAGGAAATTGATAGTACGACTGAATACAGTTCGCTTAAGTTCGTAATTGTACAAAAAAGATGATGGTTGGCACTTTCATTACTTCCCACTTATCTATATTAAATATGAAGAATAAAAGAATAACAAAGAGGACTATACAGAGGGATATAAATACTCTGTCTAGGTTAGTCCTAGCTAATAAGTCAGCAATAGATGTAATCGGTGACTTCCTTTACAATTACCTAGATATGAAGGGAGAAACTGAACTGTACACTAAATTCATGGAGGAAAAAATAGATGGATTTATTCAAGAAAGTGGTGAAGGGAATGGAGAAGTTCCTAGAGAGCCCATTCAAGAAGAAAAAGAAGAGGAGTAGAAGGCGTGCCGTCAAAAAGCAAAGCAAAAGGAAATAGGTTTGAAAGAGAAGTAGTAAACCTAGCCAAAGAGTACGGCTTAAACTCTAAGAGAGCGTGGGGTTCTGATGGAAGGTCATTAGGACTCCACCCTGAAGTGGATTTAACAATAGAAGAATACACTGTACAATGTAAGGTACGGAAAAGGATAGCAGAATGGTTGAAGCCTTCGGAGCAAATAGAGGGGTTACACCTCCAATGCGTAAAGGAATCAAGGGGTCAGATGTACGCTATAATATCAATGACGGATTTACTAGGGATTATGGTACAACTCAAGACTCTACAAAAAGATTCGAAGCAATAAGTAAAACAAGAGTATTAGACATAGAGCATTACTTAGGTTCTGATTGGATAGATTGGGATTGTGTTAATTACTCAGTAAATGATAAATCATCTAAGAAAGGTGCAAAGTCCAGAGCAGTTAGTTCTGTATATAGATGTACTAAATGTTCTAGACCTTATCAAGATAAAGTTTCAAAACCAACTGGTTCAAGGTCTATAAACTCTATATTGAGTAGTACTATGTTTAAGAACATACCACTAGATAAAGGAGATTGCGGTTTCTGTGGCTAAGTGTCCACTATGCAAGGGGTCTATAGCCAAGAAAGATGTATCTATTAGACTTAAATCTTTAAGACTAGCAAGGTCTAAAAGAGTTCTAGGTTTAATAGATGATGTTATGTCAGCCTTATCTAAGCACTGGACTATACATGATGTAGATGTAGCAGGTTTTTTAGCTGATATAGAAAATATAGATGATGATATAGTAATAGAATCTATCTATAAGTTTAAGAAAAAAGGTGGAGTTGAGCAAGGATTCAATATAAAGTATCTTGCAGGTATAATAAAGAACGAGAGTAAGAGATATAGATTAAGGCAAGACTATGAGAGAAGAGCACTTGATAGAATACCACCTAAGTTAAAGGAGAATGATGAAGAGTATTGAACTAGAACAAGCATTGCTAGGATGTTTAATATCTGATAGTGAATACATAGATTCTGTAAAGCAATATATACCAGATGAATCTTTTTTCTACTCATCTTTCAATCAGAAAGTTTGGAATGCTATTGATAATTTAAATACTAAAGGTAGCAACATAGATATAATAACTGTATGTGAAGAGGTTGGTAATACATCTGATGGGTATAGTACTAATTACGAGATAACAGGTTTTCTAGACTCTGTTGTATCACCATCTAGTGCAGTAGGGTATGCTAAGAGATTACACTCTTACTATCTAAGAAGAATACTACACACACAGATGCATGGTATAGCTAAAGGTTTAAATGATACTTCTTTAGAGACTAGTAATTTACTAGAGGAAGCACATACTACTATTGGTAATATAATAAAGTTACAACCTAATAATACATTTGATATAAACTCATTACTTGAGGATACAAAAGACTCTATACTTAATTCAACAACTCAGATACAAACTGGTATAGGAACGTTGGATAGAGTTATAACTGGTATGACAAGAGGTGAGATAACTATTATAGCAGGTAGACCCGGCAATGCTAAGACAACTGTATCTGCGAACATAGCTAGGAACCTAGTACATAGAGGACTTAAGGTTGCTATGTTTAATAGAGAAATGCCTAACACAGAGATGATGAAGAAGTTTATAGCTATGGAGTCTAAGTCCTTACAATACAGGAACTTAAGAAACAACATAGGAATAAACCAATTAGAACTTGGTGATGTATCTGCATTAATATCTGAGATGTACAGCGATAAGTTATTTATGTTTGATGATGTAAGAGATATTGAAGGTACGTTTCGTGAGATAAAAGCTATAAATCCAGACGTAGTTATTGATGACCATATAGGATTAATAGAGCATCCAACCCACGATAGGAGAGACTTACGTCTTAAGATAGGTGATGTTAGTCGTAGTTATAAATGGTTAGCTAAAGCACAGGATATGTCAGTTATACTAGTATCGCAGATGAATAGGAATATGGAACATAGAAATGATAGAGTACCTAGGTTGTCTGACCTAGCAGAGTCTGGTAACCTAGAACAAGATGCAGAGATAGTAGTATTTACACACTATCCTTGGGTATCAAGATATGGTGACGATGGTAATAGTGATTGTTTTCTAGAGTTGATTGTAGCTAAGAATAGGTATGGTAGTACTAATTCTTGCGAGGTTGGATACTATGGTAACAGTTGTTTAGTTACTAATACAGAAGCTGAAGCAGTAGAAATAGCAAATGGTAGAGGTGATAAAGTAGGTGGAAGTCCTAAGCCTTTCTAACGCTTAAAGGGGTCGAACTTATATGTTGGAAACTCTCTTATTATTTTTAGGTAGTCCATCATATTTGGATTCTTTTTTAAAAATTCTTTACC